TCGGCACTATAAAGATTGTAAGTTGAACGGGCGTACTAGAGGATGGCATGTTCTTATGTGAACAGAAAATTCTAGTTATAATAAAGCACATTGCGTCAAGAGCAAAGCGTCTTCTGATTTCAAGGGTCAACCAGTGTGCTTTATTATACGCATTCATATGAGTGCGTTAAACTCAGTGTCGTATAGCCAGGCCTATTATGCGTGCTTTGGGAGCATGAGATCGTTGGTTCGAATCCAACCACTGAGACCAATTTAACTTGAACACAGGCAAGTATAGTCCTGTGGACTGAGGTGTGGCAGGAAGGGGTTTAATCCCTACGAGAACGAGGATAGCGTACTGGCGTAGTATCCAAGGAAGCCCCCAATCTAGAGCGCAGTAGGGAAACATAACTATCCCGACAGGCAGTGCTTGCCTGAGCTAAGGTTATAACCGCTGATTTAAACTTAATTGCAGGCGGATAAAATGCTAAAGGAGGATTAATCATGAACGAACATGATGTTGAACAAGGGGGCTTTGGCTTTCCTGTTTACAGTAGATTAAAATAAAGAATATGGGTGATGAGCAGCATTGGCGACTGCAGCAGACTGTAAATCTGTGTCCTCTGGAAACTAGGTTCGACTCCTAGATCACCCACCAAATTTGGGACGGTAGCTCATTTGGAAGAGCAAGATGCTTTTAACGTCGAGGTGGTGGGATCGTAGCCCACCCGTCCTACTTTTTATGCCTCGTTGATATAATGGTTATTATGTCCGCCTGTCTAGTGGAACAAAGGAGTTCGATTCTCCTACGAGGCGCCAAATTCTAGATAATAATAGTGTAATATTATAAGGTATAAATATGAATATTATTATTTAAAGTGACAACTTCAATGACAACCAAAATACTTTTTATCCTTAAACGCCGTGAGGATTATAACGAAATCAAACATAGCCCTAAAGGTTTATCCACGGGGCTTTTTAATTCGGCGAGTTTTATGGAACAAATGCTCAATGACATGGGCATAGAAGCACATTTAGAAGTGGCGATTGATAATAACTGCATTGATCGGTTAGTAAATAAACACAAACCTACACATGTTATAATTGAAGCACTTTGGGTAGTACCTAGTAAGTTTGCTATTTTAACCAAACTACATCCTGGAGTAAAATGGATTATTCGCTTACACAGTGAAATGCCATTTATGGCTGGCGAAGGTATGGCCATGGATTGGATTGGTGATTATGTAACTTACAAAAATATTATTATCGGGGTAAATGCTCCGCGCATGTTAGACGAAGTGCGTACATTTTTGCATATTAAACAAAAATGGACCAATGCTCAAACTATTGAGCGTGTAATATACATGCCTAATTTCTATCCACAAGAATACAAACGTAAAGAATACAACAGCAATAAGCATTGGGTAGATATTGCTTGTTTTGGTGCAGTACGACCATTAAAGAATCACATGGTACAGGCTGTAGCAGCATTAAAATTTGCTAGAGAAAATGGTAAGCAATTACGTTTTCATATCAATGTTGGACGCATTGAAATGAAAGGTGATCCAGTGTTAAATAATCTACGTGGTTTCTTTCAACACTTGTACAAAGAAGGTCATCAACTTATTGGTCATGAATGGCGTCCTAGAGAAGAGTTTTTAGAGTTATGTAGTCAAATGGATATCGGGCTACAATGTAACTTTAGCGAAACTTTCAATATTGTCAGCGCAGACTTAATTAGTCAAGGCGTTCCAGTTGTAGGTAGTTACGAAATACCTTGGGCTACTAGATGGTTCAATGCTCGTCCGGCAGAAAGTACTGAAATTGCTAATGCTATTGAAAGAACTCATATATTACCTCAAGTCAATGTATGGTTAAATCAACGAAATTTAACTAAGTATACAAATAAGACACGAAAGATATGGTCAAAATATTTTAACGGAGACGAATAATGAGTAAGCATACAGTAAGAACAAACCATTGGTTAGATGGTATTTTAAGAATAGAAGAACAGATATTTGAAAGCATGGAACATGCTACAAGATACATAGAAAACACTAATCATCACGGTGCAAAAATTGTTGATGAAGAAGGACAAGTTGTACATCAAATTGGTGCAGTTGAAGTTAATACATACGCTTAATTAACCAATTTTTATTTTTTACTTGACACCAGTTAGTAGAAATGCTATACTGGTGTTATTGTTTTATAGCGGTGGTGGAGCAATTGGCAGCTCGCCAGCCTCATAAGCTGGAGACCAGGTTCGAGTCCTGCGACCGCAACCAAGTTTTAAATGCACCATTCATCTAGAGGCCTAGGACATAAATAAAGTATATAAGGAATTATTTATGGGTGGTTATAGACAAGGATCTGGGCGTAGTAAATCGGGATATTATAAAGGTATATATTGCGGATCAACATACGAATTATGTTGGGTAATATATAACATAGACCATAATATAGAATTTACACGCTTTCCTAGATTGCTAGAACAAAACGGTGTTAAGTATTATCCGGATTTTTTGTTGGCAGATGGTAAAACTATTGTCGAAACAAAAGGATACGAAGCGCAAGCATCTGTAGATATTAAAACAGCCGTAGCAGAAAGTTATGGTTATACTGTTAAAGTTTTACGCAAAGATGATTTACAGTATGCGTTTGAGTATGTAACATCGTCATACCATACAAAGAAATACTATATATTGTATGATGGTTACAAGCCAAAATATGCTTATGTTTGCTCTTGTTGTGGTGCTGAATATCATAAAGATAGAGTAATAAAAACGCAAGAAAAGTTTTGTTCTAGAGGGTGCGCTGGTAGATTTAGAAAAGCACATCGAAAAGAACAGACTAAACCAGAGTTAGGTAATTACAAAAGACAACTAACTAAAGAAACAGCATTAGAGATATTTAATAGAACAGATAAGTCATTACAAGGCTTAGCAGAAGAATACAATATACCAAAAAATAATATTTGGTTTATTAAACAAAAAAAGACTTATAAGTGGATACACGAATAAGTTAAAGGTTACGCACCCATAGTTTATCGGTTAGAACCCCCGGTTTTCATCCGGGTAAGCGGAGTTCGACTCTCCGTGGGTGTACCAAGTTATGCCCCTTTGGCGGAATTGGCAGACGCATCGGATTTAGGTTCCGACGCCGCAAGGTGTGTGGGTTCGACTCCCATGGGGGGCACCAAAGATTTAAGAGTACACTGAGCGGCGTTCGCCTAGTTGGTATGGCACTATCCTTCCAAGTTAGAATAAGACCGGTTCGAGCCCGGTACGCCGCTCAGTGTACTTTTGGTCCCACTGTTTTAGCCATATAACAACAGGCGGACAGGGTAACTACTCAGTTTTGGGCTCGGTTGTGCGAGTAGCAAGACACTAATTTAGGAAGGTTGCGTAGAGAGGTCATACGTCTCCCTTACAAGGAGAGCGATGATGGTTCGAGTCCATCACCTTCCACCAGTTAGTAGTAGTAAAGTTTTATTCCGCATGAGCCAGCAAGGTGACGGCACCGGACTGTTAATCCGAGATCCATGAAAGTGGGCGAGGTTCGATCCCTCGATGCGGAGCCAGTTTTAGGATAGACGGCAAGATTGAGTCCTAAGTAGTGCTTTTAACACGAAAATAGATGAGCTCTCTTGTTCGAGACAATCCGGCAAGGCCTATCTGGAGAAGGATAGCCGGGCTCCTAAAAACCTTTTTATAGTCTGTTAGTTCAATGGGAGAACAGTCGACTGATAATCGACAAACACTGGATCGTAACCAGTACGGACTACCAAGTATTCCAACCACATCGCGTTTAGGGTGAAGTAGGGCGTGCAAACTAAAACCCTGTAAGATCAAAAATACCTACCAAGCAAGGAGGAATTACAGTGCAAGCTGAAGAACAATGTGGTGACTTGCTACCCGGGAGAAAGCTGTAACATTACGTATTCGAGGTTAGGAGAGTACAGCAAACCGCCCAACATGGAAGCGTGGCAGAGTCCGGCTTATTGCAACAGTCTTGAAAACTGTAGGGCCAGCGATGGCTCCGTGGGTTCAAATCCCACCGCTTCCTCCAAATTCAGTTGACACTGCGAGTAAATGGTGTTACAATATGTGTATAGTAAGAAATTAGCAAAGTTTTGGAGAGTTGGCCGAGTGGTCGAAGGCAGCGGCTTGCTAAGCCGTCCTCCCTGTAAAGGGAGCATAGGTTCGAATCCTATACTCTCCGCCAAATATTAAAATAAGTATTATAATGAAAACGGCATTAATTTTTTATGCAATTTATTACATTTGGCTTAATTTGCCTGGTATGTATTTTCATCGAGATATAATACATAAACATGTAAAGTTTTCTAGTTGTTTAATAAAAATAACAAAAATTATCAATTGGACACGAACTAATAATTATAGACAATATAGAGAACGTATATATGCTGCCGCGCACATACAGCATCATAGATATTCAGATACACCTAAAGATCCACATAGTCCATTATTTAAATCAAAGAAATATATTGCATTTAATTTAGCATTAGACTTAACAGCTGATGAAATTGATGAAATTACAGGTAATTGTCATTTTGAATATACTAAATTAGATGAATGGTTAGAAATATTTTCTATTGGTCGTTGGGTGTTGTTGCTTATACTATATTTGATATTCTCATATTATGGTATACTTTTATGGTTATTGATGCTGACATTAGGACCAGTAGAAGCATATTTTGCTGTAATAGCACATAGTTGGCCGGGGTACGTAAATATACCAGGACCGGATAATGCACGTAATTTTAGTCCATGGGGTATATTTTACAATGGTGAAGAATTACATAGTAATCACCATCGTCAGCCAAATCGTGCAAATATGGCTATGACATGGTGGGAAATAGATACAGGATATTGGATATTAAAACTATTATCCTTATTTAAATTAGTAAAGTTTAATAAATCCGGTGTTAGTTAAATGGATATAACAGGGGATTTCTACTCCCTAGTTGGGGGTTCGATTCCCTCACGCCGGACCAAGCATTTTAAGATCAATTGGCTCATAGTGAAGTGGTATAACAACAGGTTTTGATCCTGTCATCCTTGGTTCGATTCCAAGTGGGCCTGCCATATAAATAAAGAACAGTCCGGAGCATGCGAGTCCTATGATTAGTAGGAGAAAACTCCACTTATAGCTGGAATTTACCAGTGAACCCTATGGACGCATAGGGCTACGGGCATCCGGTGGGACAACCACCAATCTATTTTTGATTTATAATATTCCAGAGTAGTTCCAATTGGCTAGAACAGCAGACTCCAAACCTGCGTGATGGGAGTTCGAATCTCTCCTCTGGAGCCATTTAATGTTGGCGTGGCCGAGTGCTTAGGC